AAAAGAATTACGTGGACACGTGAACGATGTTCGTGTACTACGACTGACTGATGACTTAAAATATCGTAACCCGACAGATATGGAGAATTTACATGGAATTATCACTGATTAGAAGTTTAATGGATAAAGAGTTCTACGATGAGCATCGTGGTTCTAAATGTCCTAACAGATTATTTAGTACAGATGTGCGTAAGATTAAGGTTTGCATTGATGATGCTATGGATAGGTATGAGCGTACTGTATTGCCGGATGAGATTGAGGCATTGTTCATGTCAAACAATCCTACACTCACAACAGCACAGAAAGCATCCTATCATAGTTTGTTTGTGCAGATAAAACGTGAGCAGCCTATGGGCAGTGACGTAGCACAAGAGGTGTTATCTAAACTATTTCAACAGGTTATAGGAGAGGACGTAGCTAACATTGGCTTTGATATGGTCAACGGTGATGGCAATACGCTTGAGAAGCTACGCAATCTACTTGAGGCATATGGAGATGACTTCATACCTAATCTCAACATTGAGTGGGATGACATCACGATTGAAACACTCATGGCTAAAGCTGAGTTGGAAGCTAAGTGGGCATTCAACATACCATCAGTAACACGGTTGGTTGAGGGTGTGTCAGGTGGTCAGCTTATTGAGGTAGGTGCTAGACCTAACACTGGTAAGACATCATTCCATGCCAGCTTGATTGCTGCGCCGGGTGGGTTTGCTCATCAAGGTGCTAAGTGCATTATCTTATGTAATGAAGAGCCTACTCACCGTGTAGGTGCTAGGTACTTGACTGCGGCTGCTGGTATGTCTGCCCGTGAAGTGAAGGGCAATATGGGTAAGGCTAAAGCTATGTATGAACCTGTCATGCAGAACATTAAGATTAAGGATGCAGGTGGCAGGGATATGGCGTGGGTTGAATCCGTATGTAAGTCGGAGAACCCTGACATACTTGTACTAGACATGGGGGATAAGTTTGGTGTGGCAGGTAGCTATGCTAGACCTGATGAGGCACTGAAGGCTTGCGCTATATACGCTAGGCAGCTTGCTAAGACCTACGACTGTGCTGTGTTTTATATGTCTCAGCTATCTGCTGATGCAGAGGGTAGGTCACAGCTTAATCAATCCATGATGGAAGGTTCACGTACAGGTAAGGCTGCTGAAGCTGACCTGATGATACTGATTGGTAAAGCACCTACGGCAGTAGAAGGTGAGAAAGAGGACAGCCCTGTACGAAATATCAATATCGTTAAGAATAAACTTAATGGTTGGCATGGTATAATAGATGTTGAACTGGACTATCAAACAGCGAGGTATCACGGATGAAGCTAACACTTGATGTAGAAAACACTGTTACACACCGTGGTGGTAAGATGCACCTTGACCCCTTTGAGCCTAACAACTCACTGACTATGGTAGGTGTACTGACTGACCAAGGACAGGAACAGCACTTCCCATTTGACCATGCGGATGTTCCTAATCAAGCTGACTACCATGAGCGTGTTCAGTGGTATCTTGACCAAGCTACTGTACTCATCTGTCACAACGTGGCACATGATTTGCTATGGTTATGGGAGTCAGGCTTTAAGTATGACGGTGCAGTGTTTGATACAATGCTTGTCGAGTACGTCTTGCAGCGTGGCATCAAAGAACCTTTATCCCTAGAGGCTTGTGCAGAACGCTATGAGTTAGATACTAAGAAGCAGGATACATTGAAGGAGTATTTCAAGAAGGGTTACAGTACACGAGACATACCATACAACGAGTTGTGTGAGTATCTATCTGCTGACCTTCATGCTACGCAGCAGCTTGCTGACAGGCTATGGCATAGACTAAACACTACCGCTGATGCAGGACTACTATCCACTGCACGACTGACTAACCGCGTGGCTAAGTGTTTGACTAAGATATATCAGACAGGCTTTGCCGTTGACTTGACTAAGCTAGAAGAAGTACGCAGTGAGTTTGAGCAAGAGAAACAACAGCTTACCGCTGACTTACAGGCTCATGTACGTAAGCTGATGGGTGATACACCTATCAACCTCAACAGCCCAGAGCAATTGTCTTGGGTTATCTACAGCCGTAAGGTACTGGATAAGCCGTATTGGGGTAATGCTATTGACCCTTACATGGATGACGCAGACTTTCGTAGCTTGATTGCTGGCGGTACTACAAAGCTTTATCGCACTGTGGCAGAACAATGTTCCACGTGTAGCGGTACAGGCTACATAAGAAAGATTAAAAAGAATGGTGAGCCTTTCGCCAAACCAAGTAGGTGTACTAACTGTGATACGCTTGGGTTTACGCTTACCCCTAGTAGCAAACTAGCTGGATTAAAGTTCAAGCCACCGTCACCTAAGTGGGCAAGTGCTAATGGTTTTTCTACCAGCAAGCAGAACTTAGAATTACTTGAGGCAGGTGCTAAGTCACGAGATATGGCTGATGCAGTTGACTTCTTATCTAAGGTGCGTAGGCTATCTGCTGTAGATACATACCTGTCATCCTTTGTTGATGGTATTCGTCTACATACTAAGCAAGATGGCTTGCTGCACGTGAGGTTATTACAACACCGAACTGCTACTGGCAGGTTCTCTGGTGCTGACCCTAATATGCAGAACATGCCACGTGGCGGCACGTTTCCTGTAAAGAAAGTATTTGTGTCACGATTTGATGGTGGTAAGATAATGGAAGCTGACTTTGCGCAGCTTGAGTTTCGTGCTGCTGCTTACTTATCACAAGACGAGGTTGCAATTGAAGAAGTATCTACTGGATTTGATGTACACGCATACACCGCTAAAGTTATTAGTGATGCTGGTCAGCCTACGAGTAGGCAGGATGCAAAGGCGCATACGTTTGCTCCACTCTACGGCGCAACAGGATATGGCAGAAGCAAAGCCGAAGCAGCATACTACGAACACTTCACAGCGAAGTACAAAGGAGTCGCCGCTTGGCACTCCCGACTGGCTAAAGAAGCTGTGAACACACAAAAGATAACCACGCCCAGTGGCAGAGAGTTTGCGTTCCCTGATGTGGTACGTAAATCTACAGGGCGTGTGTCTCACTTTACACAGATTAAGAATTACCCTGTGCAGTCATTCGCTACAGCGGATATTGTTCCGATTGCTTTATTGCACATTGATGACTTGCTAAAGGGTATGCAATCATGTATAGTGAACTCAGTGCATGACAGTATTGTTATTGACGTACACCCTGACGAAGAAGCGCAGGTTATCAATGTCATAGCTGCTACTAATGATGCACTACCTGAACTCATCACTTTACGGTGGGGAGTTGACTTCAATGTACCTCTATTATTAGAGGCAAAAATTGGTCCGAATTGGCTTGACGTTAAGGACGTAATCTGATATAACTATGCATTCTACAACTGAAAAGGAGTTACACATATGACTGAACTTACAACAATTGATACGAATAACTATGCTGAGATGGCTAAAGCTATGGGCATGGCAAATGAGGCAGTAGCACAAAAGAAACAGGGTATGTTTCTAGCTAGACTACGCATTAATCATTCACCTATCCTTGGCTCTGAGGCTATTAAGGTTAAGGCGGGTACTTATAAGCTGGAGATTCCAGATGGGCCAACGTACTATGCTGAATCCGCTATTGTACGCCCATTCTTGCAACGCTTCATGTATAAGAAGTTTATCATGGGTACGCCGGGTAATCCTAATCGTTATGTCAAGACTGTGATGGCTGATACGCTTAACATGGACTTGAAAGACAATGATGGTGGATTTAATTGTGGCAAACCTGCTGGCTGGATTGAGGACTTCAAAGCACTGCCAGAGGCTACTAAGGAACTAATCAAATCAATCAAACGTGTACGTGTTGTACTTGGTAATGTTGAATTGATTAATCCTAAAGATGCGGAAGGTAATCCTGTTGAACTAGACACAACTTCATTCATCTGGGAAGTCGAGAACCGTGATGCGTTTAAGACTATCGGTGGTGTGTTTACTAAGCTGGCTAAGATGAAGCGTTTGCCTGTACAGCACAATGTTACGTTGAATACTGAAGAGCGTAAGCTGCCTAACGGTAATAGTTTTTACCTGCCTTTGGCATCATTAGATGTGACTAATACAGTGGACTTGTCTCAGGATGACCAAGAAAAGTTTGCTGACTTCATGTCGTGGGTACAAAACTACAACGAGTATATCATTAATGCTTACGCAGAAAAGTCAACGAGCAGAAATGATAAAGATTTAGATGACTTGAATATTGATGATATTGTAGACATCGAAATGGAAGAAGAGGTAGCATAATGAACCATCCTGCTGAACTAGCATTGCATCAGTATATGGAGAACGCTGTTAATGGTGACAGTCAAATCTCTGAAGATACTATACAGCAAGTTGCTAACGATGTAGCTGATGCAATGCGCAGACAGTTTGGCAGTGGTAAAGGTCGGGGCGATTTCAAAATGAGAATGTCTAACGTGGGTCGCCCCACCTGCCAACTCTGGTATCAAAAGAATAAGCCAGAGGTTGCGTTACCATTTCCAAATACATTCATAATGAACATGATGCTTGGAGACATCGTTGAAGCTGTCTTCAAGGGAGTGCTAAAGGAAGCGGGGGTAAGGTATGAAGATAGTGAAAAAGTTAGCCTTGACTGCGGGGATACTGTTGTTAACGGTTCATATGATATTGTCATTAACGATGCTGTCGATGATATTAAATCAGCTTCCGACTGGTCATATAGAAACAAATTTGAATCCTATGATACCCTTGCCAGTGGCGATGGTTTCGGATACGTAGGTCAGCTTGCTGGCTATGCAAAGGCATCCGGCAAGAAGGTCGGTGGTTGGTGGGTAGTCAACAAAGCTAATGGTGCGTTCAAGTATGTACCAGCTACAGGTCTTGACCTTGAAGCAGAGGTTCAAAAGATTAAAGATACAGTACAAACAGTAGAGGAGAATAAATTTGAAAAGTGTTTTCAACCAGTACCAGAGAAGTTTAGAGGCAAGGAGACAGGTAACAAAGTACTTAATGATGGGTGTAAGTTTTGTAGCTATCGTTTTGATTGTTGGCCTACTTTGACAGAGCAGCCAGCCGCTAAGTCTCAGGCAAAGAACCCACCTATCGTGTCTTACATAGGAGATGTAATTGC